GCATCAAGGTTCACAGTCAACCCCTTGGAAGTAAAGCAAAGCCCGGCAAGGTCAACGCCTTGCCGGGCATGTCAATTAGAAGCTCTTGCGAACCACAACGCGCTTGATGGTAGCACCTGCACCGGGGGCAATGACCTCTGCAAGAACACCACAGACGGGCTGGGCAGAGCCTGCAGAAGCAAGGTCAACCTGTCCTGCCGTGTTGGTGATCTGCAGCAGGGTGCCGATGGCATTGCCACCGCCTGCATTGTCACCAACGAGTGCATCACAGACACCTGAGATACACACCCGCACAAGCTGCCCAGAAGCAACAGTTTCCAGGGCAACACCCATCGGGGTGCGCACGGGGGAGCTGTTGCCGTCTGCCTTGTAGATGCCAAGGGTGACATCACCATCAGCAACGGCAGCATAATCGAAGGCAACCCAATCACCTGCGGTGATGGCTTCTTTGGCGCTGAAGGTTTCCACCTGCTGACGGTTCATGGTGTCAGCGGCAGACCCTGCAGCGGTGAACTGAATGAGGGAAGTTGTAGCCATTAGTCTCAAGCCTCCGCATCGAGAAGGACACCGTGGCAAGCCAAGCGTCCGGTGGTGATCTGCAGACGGGTGTGAACCTGCCATGCTTCGGTAGCGGTACCTGGCACCTGCATCGGGTCATGCACTTCGAAGTATGCAGCCTCATCGGTGTAGACTTCGAACTGTGAAGATGTCAGGGCGAAACCGGAAACGGGCTTGGCTGGGTTCTGTGCAGTGTATCCAAGGCGGTTGTCCACATAGACGCGGGCGCCACGGAACTCAGCAACCATGCCTGCATCAAGACCGTCACGGCCTGCTGCGGTGGTGTAGCGCACCTGACCCTGGATGAGCTTCATGAAAGCGGCATAGGCTGCCGGAGACAAGAAGAGCATGTCAGGGGGGGCACCATCGGGGTTGTACTGCATGCAGTTGATGAACAGGGTGTCAATGTCGTTGAGGCTCAACGTACCCGTGGAGTCCTGGAACTGGTTGTACCAGTTCTGTGCCTGGTAGGTAGCCTTGGACAGACCGCCCACACTGTTCTGCTGGAAAGAAGCACCCACACCTTCAAACCATCCATTGCTGGATGCGGTGGTCATGCCGTTGAGCGTCTGCAGGTTGGTCAGGCGAGCTGCTGCACCCGTGGCGGCAATGGGGCCTTGGAAGATGCGCTTGGTGATGGCCTGACGCATGTTAATCATCAGGTTCTTGACCTTGCTTTCCAGGATGTTGACCCGTGCAAGCTCGCCCTTGTTGGAGGTCTTCTCAACGATGTTGAGGCCAACGTGGTCGATGATGTCACACCATTCGAAGTTGGCAGTCAAGAAGGGGTCAGAGAAGTTGAGCGGGGTGGGTTCCCAACCGCTGCTGACTTGGGTCAGACCACTGGACTGCTCACCGATGATGACGGGCTGTTCAACCCGCTGTCCACCGTTGACGCGTTTGAGGTTCCCGGCTTCTTCGACGGCCTTGAAGAGCGGGTGAGAGATGAAGGAGTTGTCCTGCAGCTTGTCAATAAGCAGCCGCAGGGTGGTACTGGATACCGATGAAGGTGCAGCCATTGTGCAGCCCTCCCTTGCGTTGGTTGTTTGCGTTGGGGCGTACCCTCACCGGGTGCCGGGGCTGCGCTTGGTGGTTGAGTCCTGACGGGTGCTCATGCAAGCTCATGCCGTTGGGTGGATACTATCGGTTTTCCACAGGGCATTGCAAGTTTTCAATAGGCTGTGGATATGTGGAAAACCCTGTGGATAAAGATACCCACAGGGTTGTCAATAGGTTGTGGATAACTTGCGAAGCCTGTGGATAAGTCTTTCCCCACCTTATCCACAGGCTTATGCACAAGTTACCGCGAACGGTCCAGCTCTTTGCTGAGGGCAAGGATGTCTGCAGCGGTCATGCTGCGCAGCTCTTGCCGGGTTGGTTTGGCGATGCGCCCCGATGCCCTCCGGCTGCCTGCGGTTGCCATCATGGCAGCGGTGCGGGATGCAGTGCGCTCTGCACTTCTTCGGGCTTGGTCTTGCTCTGCCTGCCTGCGCTCGATGCGGGTGCGGATGACTTCAATGCCGTCTTGCAGGTTGTAGTTGGGGCGCTCTTTCAAGAAGGCGACAAGCTCTGCCTTTACATCGGCATTGTCAAAGATATCGGGGTTTTCCCGCTGCACCTTGGCAAAGTCAGCCCGTGCCTGCTCTTGCTGTGCCTGCTCTTGCAGGGGCTTGATGTGCTCTTCAAAGATGCGCTGCCGGGTGTGAGCAATGACGCTCTCAGGTTGGAAGGGGTCGTATTCCGGCAGCTCATCGGGGGGCGTACCTGACAGGGCAGACATCATCTGTTGCAGCCGTGCCTCTTGCTGCTGCAGCATCTCAGCCCGTGCCTGCATCTCTTTGCGCTCTGCTGCAAGGGCTTGCGTCTTGCGGGTGTAGTCTGCCCGCAGTCCCTTGGCATGCTTGTAGGCATCAAGGTCAACCTTCTCAAGATAGGAGAGGGTGTCATCCCATCCCCGTGCCGGGGGGGCATCGTCTTGCGCAGGAGCTGCTTGCGCGTCTTGGTCTGCAGCCTCTTCAAAGGTGGCAACCTCGTCAACGGCTGCGGTGTCTTCTGTGGTGTGCGGGTGTTCTTCGGTCATCGGTTCCTCATGCTCTGGATTGGTCGCACCACAATCGGGGTGACTGAAGTGCGGTACCAACTGCGGTTGAAGCCTGGAGCGGTACGGCTACCAAGCAAGATCATGGATGCGCGGTCACCCCTGGGCAGGGCAACGTTGCTGATGCGGTCAAGGCGAAACGTTCGCCAGGCGGCAAGCCCACCCCGTGCCGATACGCTGCCCGGCTCGGTGTACAGGTGCAGGTACCGCTTGCCGTTCTTTTGGAAGATGGCATAGGGCACCCCGACCCGGCGCCCCGATACCCCCGGCTCTGTTGTCGGTCGATAGTAGAAGGTCACGGGCAGGTGCTGCTGTATTGCGCTGGTCAGCTTCGCCTTGCTGCTTGTGCCTGTGAGCTTGAGCGGTTGCTGCGCACGGGCAGGGGCGCCCCTGCCGCTGATGCCCAGGGTGCCCAGGAGCTGCCGCAGGCTCAGTGCAGCCATCTAGTACATCCGGCGACGAAGCATCTCGTCAATGTCTTCTTCTTCTTCAATCATGCCGCTTGCCTCTTCATCATAGGCAACCTCGTCTTCAAGCTCTTCTTCCATCAGGAAGTCCTTGAAGTCACGGTCACGGGCAAGCTTGGTCAGGTGCTCGGTGATGACAATCAGTTCATTGTCCCCGCGCACTTCTTCGGGCTTGATGGGGGAAGGCTGCCCATAGGCCTCTGCAGCCTCCATGACGGCAGCAAGGTAGCGCACAAGGTCGGCATCCAGTTCTTCCACGGGTGCGGTGTATGGCCGGGCTTCAAGCTCCCTGTCCATCATTGCAACCACCTTGCGGATGGCTTCGGCAAGAGCTGTGACGGTGCTGCCCTTGTATGGCTTCTCAGGGCGGGGGATAAGGTCAGCCAAGGTGTCCCCAATCAGGTCATCGGCCTGCTCGGCAATGATGACAACGTCGGCACGGTCTTCGGGCATCTTCTCTTTCAAAGGCATCACAGGCTCCTATCGGGGGGCAGTCCAGGGGCTTCGGGCAACATGCCGGGGGAAGGTGCCGGGGCTTCTTCCATCGGTGCAGCCATTGGCTCAGGTGGTGGGGGTGGTTCGATGATGTTGAAGTCTTCGGGGAAGTCAAAGGCGCGGATAATCTCAGCCCGCAGCTTGTCAGGACTGACACCAAGCTGAAGGAGCAACCCGGCCTGACTGACAAGGGCTTGCTGCTTGGTCAGGTCAGACATGGGGGTGCTGCCCGCATCCACTGCCCAGTATTCAAAGTCCCCGGTCAGGTCATCTGCTGACAGCATGGTAGGCCCGATGGGGTTGGGCAGGCTCAGGGGTTCGGCTTCGTCCCCAAGCATGACTGACAGCATGATGTTGTACGTGCGGGCTGCGTTGCTGATGACGGCATCTCGGATGCGTGCCATGCGTCCAATGTCGCTGCTTGAGTAAGCGGCAAGCAGGCGGTTCTCTGTAGCCGTTGCCCCGGTAGCTTCACCACGGGTGAAGGGTGCAAGCACCCCTGCATCGTTGATGTCTTGGAGCACCTGGGCACTGTACAGGCTGATGTCTGCAGGCACAGGGGGGTTGGGTACGGGCACAATCTCACCCGCTATCTGTGTTCCCGGTGGGGCATCTACTTCGATGAACTCACCATCAAGACCCTGTGCCATCTTGCTTGCCGCTGACTCACTCAAGAAGCCTTCACGCACAAGCCATTGCCTTGCCATCCTGCGCACGCCCTGGGCTTGGTAGGTGCGCATGATGTTCGCTTCACGGAGCTGGTCACGGATGCGGGCAAGCAGGGCATAACCACGCAGGGGGATCTCAGGGTCGCGGCTGAAGTAGAGCGGGATGATGGGCACCACGGGGCGCCCCGATGCGCTCTTGTATGGGATGCCGCTTGTGACGTGTTCGGTTTCCTGCTCGATGTCTTCAAGCCCAATCTCTGCCCCGGCATCGGGGTCAAGGGCGCCCACCTGCACCTTGACACCTGAGAACAGGAACCGTTCCCCGTCTTTGTAGTCAGGGGAGTAGACGAGCAGCTCGTCCCCAACAAGGTCGTACATCTCAACCACCCGCACCCATCTGCCTTCATCGGTGACGGGCTGCCCATAGTCACCTGACAGGGGGTTTGTGTCTTGGCTGCTCTGCTCGATCCAAGACGTATAGCTGCGGGCACTGAAGCCATCCTTGCGCTTGTTGTACCGCTGCGCAGCTTCATCGAGGGGCATCAAGTAGACATGCCCAACATACCGCTGGGCATCCCAACTGCTTGCCGTTGCGTCAAGGATGACTTCCCACGGGGGCACGGCTGCGGTGCTGACTCGCTTGAGCGGGTCAACGTTGTCAACGGGGGCAAGCTTTAAGAAGGCACAGGGGAAGCACAGGGCAAGGCGGGTGGCATCTTCAA